TAGTAGTAGACTCCGCAAAATGTCAAGACACTCAGCAGTGAAACAATTTATGTTATGTAGTTGAAAAGTTTCTATTTTTTTTAGTAATATAGGTTAGTCTGTTACAACAAAATAACTTGGAGCTGTTAAATATTAGTAACTATTTACAAGGGTTGACCAGAACACTATAATTTATTTATGATTTTTTATGCTTTCTAACTGGGCATAAGATACTGAGCAAAATGAGAGATATTATAAGGAAGATGCAAAGGACAACAAGCACGATCCAATTTCCACTAAATATTCCTACAACCCATTCTCCTGACTTTACAAACCAGCACTTTATACCGCATTCAGGTGCCCCATCGTCATATACTTTGTCATTCTCTATTTCTGAGATGCCATTGACTTTATCAAGATGTGGTGCATTTGCCTGTAATCCTGTCTGTGAACAATCTTCTCCATGGCAGCATTTGAACGCAGATCCACTATGCCCACCCTTACCAGACACTTTGACTGTATTTTGCCCCCTCACAAGTGTCACACTTTGTGCACCATAGCAGATTGCTTTATCGCATGCTTTGATTGAGGTCAAAAATGTTGAACACTCAGTTAAGGACACTTGGCATGTCAATGTAAAGCCAACACCAGAGCCCCATGCACCTTCAATGGCAGACACTTGTAGACCAATTTTACACGGATTTTCAGCCAGATTGTCAAAGTCGATGTCCTTTGTTACCAATATATTGATGTGATCACGAAGCATTCCATCTGGATCCTTCCACTCAATCCGCTCATCTGTGAAGTGTATAGTGCTTGTATTAAATGCTTGAAATGAATCAATAGTTGCCATCACTTTCCTGTAACCCGAGACCATATTACCATCATACTCACACACAGGGGTTGTTGCAAAATTACATTTTTTCCTGAAACTTCCTGGGAACTCTGGACAACTAAATCCCCTATTTTTTGGACTCATGATATCACCTGGATCCCCAAATTGGCAGGTTGATGTACACCAGTGCTTGAAGATAATCCCTCCCCCCTCCATAGGGCCCAAAAATAAGAGAGTATCACCCTGAGAAAATTTGGAGACTGTCCCGATGATACAAATTTTGACATGCCTGGATACAAAGCAATCATTCATATCAATTGTTTTACAAAGATTTTCATCACCAAATTGTACACAAACTTTTCTGCTGTATCTGATTGTTATAATTTTATATGCACTTCCTACTGGTCTTAACTGATCAATATAGAGGCCACATGCAGTACATCCAGTTCCTACACCAGGACAGTCAGGAGGATTACAGCCCCAACTTGTCTCATATTGGAAATCCCTCTCAAAATGACACTTGGCTGTGTGCCACGGATATTCATATTTTGTACATGCCCCATAACAGTGGAAAGATGTTTTAAGGTTTAAACGGCCATCAAACCAATGCCCTAGAGCATGGACATCTAGCCCGATTGTTTGCTCTTCAAGTTCAATATGTAAGTCCACTGCCTGAGTGGCATCAACAGGGTTTGTGAGTTTCCGCCTATATGTATATTTAGAGCTTGATGTAAGTGAAAAATCAAGTTCAAGATCAGTGTGCATAGGCACTGATCCAACACCATGAGCATTGTCGTTCCAGTCAGTTGATAAGGGGACATCTGAAGCACTTGCAGCCCATAAGATAGACTCAAAAATTAGCAGGAAGACCCACATTGTAAAGATATAGCATCTACTTTTGTACCTGAAAAGATTTAGTGTCCTATAACAGCCAGGAGTAAAGTTCTGTGGGGTGACTGTCTTTTTCAGCTCTTCCCTGAATCTGTGAGTTACCTGACAGACTTTATAGTGGGCCTGAAAGGCAGACTCTGTTGGCTCACAATGTGTGAAGCAATATGGGCATTGAGACTGTGGACATGATAGACCATGAGCTTTCAGCTCCTTGTATGTCTCACATTCATATTTACAGATGTCACACACCATAGAACCCTTTGTCTTCTCAAACTCTTCTTTAATTTTCCTCAGAACAGCCTTTAATTTGTTTTCCTGATTACTAGTGTGAAAGATATTTGCAATACACTTGAGAATAGTCAGTATAACAAATGTCAATGCTGGTATTAGTACCCAGCCGAAACAGAATGTTACCAGCAGAGCTGCAGTTGCCCAACCATGGAACCCAGGGACACAAAGTTCTACAGCAATTGAGTGTGCAACACTAGGCAGCAGAGAAAACAGGCTTGTTATTGTGTAAATACACTGGCCTATCACAAGTGTCTTAGTTAATATGGTTTTCTTCTGGCCGTTGCAATATACAACTATATCCATGTCAACCCGTTGACATACAAAGTTCACCTGCTGTTCTGAGGACCTAAACCTATTCTGTTTAGACACAAGGCACATTGGAGATGTAATATTGAATATCCCCCCTTCAGAAAAGGCCTCACATGATGCCCCTGGGCCTGATAAGACACAAAATACTGTACAAGGATGTATAGCTTCATAGTAACCAGGAAGGTCAATGCGGCCAGTCCAGACCAATGGGATTGCAGACTTTGTGCATTTTGTGTGGTTCAATTTTGGAAACAACCCTGGGCTGAAAACATGCTTAGGTTCTACGGAACCTGCAAGAATACTAAAAGAAGAGTATGCTGGGATCCCTGAAAATGCTGTCAGACTCAGTGTTGTGGTGCTTGAACTATGAGGGACCTTTGCATCTGTTGGGCCAACAATAGAATATGAGGCAATTTCTTCCCCATTTAAATCATGGTCTTCACCATGTGGTGACCTAAAGATACCTGAGAATGCTTCCATGGACCTAAAATCATCAGGTGACGGGGCATATACCGGTGCTGAATTTCCCCCTATGATACAGATGTAATAGCCTTGAATCTTGTTCTCTGTGTCATTGCAATTGAGGGCAAATGATTTTTTTACCTCATCAAACAATTTGTAAGTGTTTCCCTTCACAGCTATGAAAAAGCAGATGATATGTATGCTTGCAATGTCAAAAATCCCATGCTTAATGATGCTCACTACACTCTGGTCTGGCACGAAGCACCGTCCTTCTGTGAGTATACCTGACATGCAGTAAGTCCTTTCATAGACAACCTGAACCCTAAATGGGCCAAGCGCAATTAGACAACTTTTCATCATATTGCATGCATGTACTGGAACTATCATATACAAGGTTGGCTTACAGTGGGTGACATTGCATGATAGGTCATAACAGATGATAGATTTCCGATTTTTGTAGGATTCCTCAACCATTTTATGTTTAAACACACAGGTCCCTTTGAAATCAACCTCACTTGAGGTAGTTTCAAATGAATTCTGGCTTGCTTGTGCCTGATCAGCCTTCTTTCTCCAACTGAGCTGTGTATACTTTGTGATTGTACTGAGGGACTGGTGGTTGTCCATGTTACAAGAACTTTCAGGAACCATCTGGGTGACATCAGCTATTGGCACTGGAGGCAGCTCCACATAGCCAATCACACTGTTTTCACCAAAGTTGACTGTGTGTGGGCATTCTATCTTCATGTCATAAACATTCCTCAGTGATATACATGGGCCGATTAAACCGGCCACTACCAGTAACCCCCACATATTCCTTTTGTTAGTAGACTGCTTTCTTTTGCGGTGTCTACTACTA